AATTATAAAAATGGAAAGCTTACAGGTTTTTATGAGATAAAAAATCTAAATGGAGAAATTGTATATAAAAAAGAAAAACTTAAAGGAAATTGTAAAAGTTACTTTTTAAAAAGACTTGGTTTTAATGGAAAATTGTATAAAACTATTGTTTTGAATGGAGATTTTTTTTATTATAGTGAAAAAAGAGATGACTTAGATGATTTTAATAAATATAAATATTAATAGTTTATTATAAAGAGGATTTGATATGAATGAAATAAAAATAAGAAAATTTTTAGATAAAAAATTTAAAGAAACAAGTGAAGAAGAAAATTTTTGTTATGAAGAAATTTCATTAATCTATAAAATAAAAATAAATAATTTTGTGAATGAAGTAAAAATTCAAAAGATATTTTATCTTAAAACAAAAAAGATAGTAGAAAAAAATTGTATAGTCAATGGAAAATTTCAGGGAATAAGGGAAATTTTTGATAAAAATGGGAATATTATTTTAAGAGGTGCATATTTAGATGGAAAGAAAGTAGGATTATGGCATGAGTACGAAAACAATAAAATAAAAATAAGGGTTGCTTTTGATGAAGAAGAAAAGTTTTCTGGCTTGTACAAAGAATACTACCAAGATGGAAGTTTAAAAGAAGAATGTATTTATATTAAGGGAAATTTAATAAAAAAATATAAATAGAGAAAAAACTTTATTAAATGAAATGATTAAAGGATTTGATGGAGTAAGAAATAATATTTCAAAAACTTTCAAAATTATTCTTTGTTATCTATGGGGCAACAGATGAAATAGAAACGGAAAAAATGGTAGAAAAAGCTTTAAAAAGAGTAAAAGAAATAGAAGAATATTAGGAGGTATAAGTGAGAACATTTATAGGAATAGTTGTATCATTTTTTTTATTCTTTATTTTAATATTTATGATAAAATTTGTGTATGTAGTTCCAAATAATCGTTATTCTATATTAGATCAAACAGGTGAAGTAAGATTAGAAGATTACCCTGAATTAAAAGAAGTCAGATTTATGTATAGTACAGATTTACTAATAGAGTTTTATGAAAGAATTGATAATTTAAAATTAGAAAAAATTAATTTTCGTTTTAATGATGAAGTAATAGGAACAGCAGAAATAAATAAAAATTTAAGTGAATTAGAAGATTTTGCAGAACCATATATTGATGAAAAAACAAAAGAAAAAATTATTAGAAAGATTTATCCATTACAAAAGGAATTTTTAAGAATTTTAGGAAGAAATGCAGAAGTTTATGATTCATTAGAAGATGGAAGATTTTATATAGACATCTATATAAAAGATTTAAAAACAAATAACAGTTTCATAATAAAGAGAGATAATATATCTATTTATTATGAAAGTGGAGGTCCAAAAGTATTTTTACCAAGTATTTAATTTTATATTAAAAGTAATAGCTAGTTTAGAAATTTAAGCTAGCTATTTTCTTAATTAAACTATTTTTAAAATATGATTTCTAAAGAGTGCTAAATACCATTAATTCAAAATTTAAGTGTAGAATAAATTGACTTAGATTAATTTTGATGGTATCAAAATGGAAACAAAGTAAAATTAAAATAACAAATGTTATATAACAAAAAGCAGGAAATCAATTCTGCTCTTTTTTATATAAAATTCACCTTTCTTTTTTTATCTCTCCTTTTTAATAGCAAAAGAAAGACAATTAAATTTATTAATCATCTTTCTTTTTTATATTTTTATTTTATTTTAAAATATTCTTTCATTTCTTTTATAATTCTTCTATAATCACTTTTCATTTCTTTTTCATCTAAGTAATCATAAAATTCTATTTTTTCATCATTGCTTACAAATGTATGAATATATGTATTTTCATTAAATTTATATATCATTCCTGTTTTTTCTTCTATAATTTTTATTTCTTTTTCAAATTCATTAAAATTCATTTTGTTTCCTCCTAATTTATTTTTTATTAAAATTTCTAATTCTTCTAATTCTTCAAATGTAGCCATTTCGTTTATAAAAACTTTAGCACGACTTTTATAAGTACTATGCTTTGTATTCTTTTTTCCTTCTTCTGTAGCTCTATATCTCTTATTAGCTTCATTCTGCTGCTCCTGAGTTTTATAACCCTTTCTTTTTTTTTCTTCCATTTTATCCTCCTTATGTTTGGAGGGGCTTTTTACCCCTCTATTATAATATAATTATCGTATAAACAACTAAATTCATTATTGTTATAAACTCTAAACATTTTATTGTTTTGATAATACATTCTGATTAAGTGTTCTCTATATTCTCCTGTTACTTCAAATGGCGTTTTTACTTGAGAGCAATAACCACTATCTAAGTGAGTGCATACTATTTTTAATGCCTTATTTTCTAACGCTTTTAAAATTACTCTTCTTGTTACTTTCATTTTTCATCACTCCTTGATTTTTTATTTAAGAAGTGATATAATCTAAGTAGTTGAAGCTAAGATTAAATCACTCTTAGTTTACCCCTCTGGGAGAGGGGGATAAATTACTTATCTCTTTTAGTAATTGTAATCGAGAACTGCCAAGAACCAATTACAATTATAAATTTGATTTTCATTTTATCACCTCCTTCCTTCGAGGTACTTCTATAATATCATACTTGTACAAGTATGTCAACACTTTTTTTAATATTTTTTATTTTTTTTCTAATTATCGATAAAATCATAATTTCAAACAATAAAAAAAAGAGGGGTAGTATAAAAACTACCCCTTTATTTTTTACAATTCAAAAAATGATTATTAATTTCTTTCAAAGATTCTTTTATTTCTTTCATGTCATCAGTCATTGTTTTTTCTAACTTTTCTATTTTTTCATTCAGATTTAAATTTTTTTCTGAGAAAGTTTTTTCTAAGTTACTTCTATTTATTTCATATTCTCTTTTATCTAGTTTCTTGTCAATCATAGCCTCTAAATAATCATTGTTCTTCTCGATTTTATTATCAATGCTAGACGATATGCCTCTAATAAAAGCTATAACACCAATTAATCCAGCTGCATATGTCAAATGTTCTTGAGTTATCGCAACCATAAGCACCACCTCATAATTTTAAGATATTATTCCATAATCTATAGTATTCTCTTGCTTCTTTAGTTCTGTCAATAACAGCTCTATCAATGTATCCTTCATTTTTCAGTTTATCCTGCCAGAATATTTTTCCAAAGTATTTAACAGCTACATAAAATTTTCTACGAGTCTTCCCATTTACTCCTGTTTCTTTCATAATGAAATCAAAAATTTTATCTGCGAGAGTTCGATTAATTCCTGTATCATTATATTTAGAATACAAGTAATCATGAATAACTGCAGCTTTGATATATTTTCCGTATGGGTCATATATCCATTGTAGACTTTTAGGAATAGAAGCTCCATCAGTTATAAAGCCCTTAGGTACAGTTATCAAAAAGCCATTGATTGAATAGATGTAGTCAGCTTCAAGAATACATTTACCGTCATTAATAGGTTTTAAATTAAGCTTTGTAATCTCCATTTTTACCTTCTTTCATTCTTTTGAAAATAGGTTGTAACTCTTTAACAACTGCGTCAATAGTAGTTTCATTAACGAAAATTCTTATATGAGTTGGTAACTTACTAACGAATTCTTGAACTGCTTTCTTTTTAAGTTCTCCTAATCCTTTTCCTTGTATAGATATTTCTTGTTCGATAGCCTCTCTGTTTACAGCTTCTCTACCCTCATATCTCCACTTTAAAACTAAATAAACCACAAGTGATACCACATAACCTAACACATTCCATAATAATTCTTTTTCCATATTTGCTACCTCCTAAAATTTAAAATTTATAATTTATAATTTTGTCTGGCCAGACAATTATTTAATCTTCAATTTGAAAATGTGGCCCATCTTTAAATGTTTTCCAATCTCCACCCCAAGTAATTACATAACCTAGTTTTCTTGCAACTCTTTTAATACAGTCAGCAACTTCTTTATAATATTTAAAATCCCATGTTATTTTTCCATCTATCCATACAGCTATATCAACTGCTTTTCCTTTCAAATGATAGCTTTTTAAAGTCTTAGATTTTCCTTGTGCTACTAATTCTATTTGTCTTTTCATTGTTCTTATTCCTTCAGTTATAGAAAAATCATAAGGACTTTCTTTAATAGCCACATTCATTAAGTTTTGTAGTCTTATATCTACTGTTTCAAGTTTTGATTTGCTTCTCTCAGAAAACTTATACATTTTCATCATCTCCTTAAAAAAACGACCTTGTAATAAGTCATATAACGCATTTTAAAAGAGGTAGCTATATAATAGTACCTCTTTCATTTCAAATTAGCTTGTAGCAAGTTTTGCATGAATCTCTTTTCTTTTTGCCTCAAATTCGGCTTTTGAAAGGTCTTTAGGATTTACTTTAGTTTTAAAATAATGCTCTGTATCATAAACAGATTGTGTAAAAGTTTTTCCAAAACTAGCCAACACTAAAGATTTTTCTAAATCTAATTCTATTCCAAAATTATCCTCAAAATACCAAGTTATCGATTTTTCTTTTCCCTTAATAATTTTTTCTGCTAACATAATAGATATATTTGAGGCTAATGATGTTATATCCTTATCACGACATCTTTGTCTGTGTTCTTTTCCATCAACTTTATAGTCAAATCCATATTCTAGTGATTTTGCTTTTAAATCATCAATCAAAGCACAATAATCATCATATTCCTTTTGATTATCCAACATCCATAGCGATTTTTCTTTGTCCCAATACATATACTTTTGATTTCCAACTGGTTTAGGCACTGTTATTAGTTTCTTATCTTTTATAAACTCTCCATCCTCCAGCTGCACCTCTATATTTGCTCTTACTTTCTCTTCTTTTGTCATCTCTCTTAAGACATCATCTTTGTAAAACGGATATTGATATGTAACATCAGTAATTATCATATCTTGAGTGTATCCGTTAAAATATGATAATGGCGATTTTAATACATCTTCTAAACTTTCTGCATAAACAGAAAATATCAATTTTTCTTTTTTGTAAAAGTTTATTGTTTTCATTTTTTTCTCCTTTCAAATGTGAATAGATTTTTAAATTTATAAAGAATTT